ATCACGCTCTGCCTGACGCATTGCATTAGCCTCAGCCAAAGCCCCACGGGACTTTTGAAGGATGCCATCAAGTTCATTAGCGTATGACTTTAGCTTACCAATAGACACCTTTGGAATGTCTTCAACGGATAGGCTTTCCAGCATCTCAGGACGAATCGGGGCCTTATTACCATAGAGCTTTGGGTTAGCCCTAAATTGATTCATGGACTGAATCGCCTCACCCATCTTGCTTCTTACGGCTGTCTCAAAAAAATCACGCTCCTCTTTATTCTTCTGATAGTTCTGGATACCACTACCAATTTGTTGGCCAAGATTGGCGAACATTTGGCCGTATGCTTGGCCGCCTGCTTGGATGCTTTGTGCAGCAGATTGCGCCCCCTGTGTAATGGGGGAGTAGTCAATGCGACCTAGGGCGGGATTTACGGAGCTTCCAATCATAAAAATAGTGTTGTTACTGCCTCATGTAAACTGGGTCCATTCTAGCAGCCCAACGAAGTTGCTCTGAAACATTGCTAACCAGAGCCCCACCCATCTTTGGGCACGGAACAGAATTGGGTGAAGACTTGCTCATACAGGCCGTGCAAGCCGAGAAATAGTCTGGATTCATGCTCTTATCCTCGCGCTCCTTCCACTTACCATTCTCCTTCACATATCTGGTGTGGTGGATAGGGACATTGTTCTCTTCGGTGTATCGCCATAAATCGTCATCCGTAAACATCCTAATGGGAAAGGCCGCGCTTGCGCTTTCAAGGTTTACGGCAATGTCTGAATTCAAGGGAACACTCCCGTAGATCGGGTCGCTATCCGTGGACTTGTGCCCATGAAAAACAAAGTCCCAAGGGTATTTGAATGAACCCGTTGGCTTGAGGTAGATGTCTTTTAAGCCGCAAACAAACTGTTCCCCTTCTCGCGGGGAACGAATACCAGTTGGAACCATGCAAGTTTGCTTTCCAATTGGGTAGTAATTTACTATTTCAACCTCTCCGTTGTGCTCTTGGATTTCGGTTGATAGTGGCGGATAGTCGTAAACGGTTAGGTTAAAACCATCTATGACGCTGTTCGCAAAGCGATACCTATGCGGCTGGAATGCCTCTCGGTGGAATATAATCGGGATATTGCGGATGTGTCTTAGAACCAAATCTAGAACAACCATGCTGTCCTTACCGAAGGAACACATGATTGCTGGATTTTGGGCACGCTTTAGCGTTTGCTCAATGAGGGCATGAGCATAATCTATCTTGTTTTGGTATTGCATTATAGGGCGACAATAGCAGCTGCACCAGCCGCTCCGCCCAAGATTGAACCAACACCGGAAGCAACACCAGCAGTTTTTGTAGCAGAAGCACCCATCCTAGCGGCATCCAATTGAGCTTTAGCGGCTGTTTCCGCAATGCTCTTGTTGGTCATGTTAGCGTTGTTAGCCAATGCCAAGTTAACACCCGTGTCTGGATTGTAAGTTGTTGGAGTATTAAACATCTTAGCCAAGTCCAGAACATAGTTCTGTTGTTGACCAGCTGTTTGAGCAGCATTGCTTGTCTGGCCAAGCAGCGCACTCATTGGGTCATACGCTGCATTGCGATAGCCTGTTGCTAAATTAGTAGCATAGTCACGATTGGACTGAGCTTGATTGGCCCCAGCCTGTCCAAGAACCCCAAGATTGGTGATATTACCCTGTTGCTGATTGGCAGAGAATGTGCGGTTTTGAGCAGCAACATCTAGGTTGGCGATCTGATTGGCCAAAGAGAATTGATTGGCGGCTCCCTGATTGGCCAGAGCATATTTTGCCATAAGCTCAGCATTAGTAAGCTGAGTTTGATTTGCGGCGTCTGCACCAAAAATTCTAGCTGCATTGATTGCAGCTTGATTGGCGGTGTTGGCTTGATTTCTGGCGTTAGCACTAAACTGGTTGGCCGTATTTGTAGCCGCTTGGTTAGCTAAGAACATCTGGTTGGCTGCATCTGCGCCAAACTGACCCGCATTAGAACCAAGCAAAGCGTTTTGCAAAGCTGCTTGATTAGCAGCATTAGCCGCGAATTGATTGGCTGTATTGGCAGCATTTGCTCCAAACTGACTGGCATCAGCTTTAAGACCAGCGGTGAATTGATTGGCTGTGTTAGTAGCTCCAACATTAGCGAGAGCCACATTCTGATTGGCTTGCTGATTGGCAAGCGCAGCCTGAAGTGCGGCCTGTTGATTGGACTGTTGAAGACCAATTTCCTGACCATAAAGACCTGTCCCAAAGTTACGATTGGTGGTGAGGTCTTGGGTGTAAGCCTGATTGAGAGCAACGGCTTGAGCCAAGTCTTCAGCCTGACGTTGACGCATTGCACCAGAACGAGCCGCAGCTTCAGCAGCAATGGCTGGATTGCTCATCTCAATGCCACGCGCAGCATAGGCTTCACGGGTGCCTTGCTGAACATTACGAAGTTCTTCAGGAGAAAGCTGACCCGTACTGGCGGCAAATTGTGCCGCACGGCCACCCAGTGTTTGAGCAGCTTGGCTAGGGCCAGCATTCAAAGCTTGATTGTAAAGCGATTCACCGAGTTTGCCACGAGCCAAACGCTCGGCTTCTGTCTGCATACCCGTGGAAGCTTGGGCTGCATTATAGCCTTGTGGGGTATAGCCCTCGGACGTGTATCCTTGGGATTTAGCTTGTTCAGCCTTATAACCACTAGATTGACCCATTGCTGCGTTGTATCCCTCGGCATTGGTTTGAGCGGCATTATATCCACCTAGACCCACCTGTGGGGCTGCTCCAAGCAAAGCCGCTTGAGCTGGGGTAAACGACAAGTCTCCAAATTGTCTGGCGTTTTCAACCGCGCTACGCATACCAGCGTAGGGGTCAGCACCGGGAGTAGCGAGGGCTTCAGCTCGTTTTAAACTAGCAAGAACCTCTGGATTAAGCTGATTGTAAGTAGCCGCAAGTTGAGGGGCTAGGGCATTAACGTCAGCGGTTGAAGCAGTTCTAACGGCTGTATTTGCCGCCGCTTCCGCTCCACTTGAAGCCTTGCTTAAGGCATTAAATAAATCAATTGAACCTCCTTCTTTAACTGTAAAATTAGCCGTAAGTCCTTCGGCGTCAGCAGCAGCCTTAGCGTATTGCTCAAGACCTCCATATATTCTGGAATAGTCATCCTTAGCATTGTTGAAATTATTGAGGATGTCAGGCCGAGCAGCAAGAAACGCCTTTGCATCAAACTGATCAACGCCTTGCGAATATTGACCAATATCTTTAAGTCCAAGGCCACCAAGGGCGGGACGTGCAGCAGCTTCAGCACCCAATAGGGCTTTAAGCGTATCTGGGTTGGATATGCTCGCAAGATAGTCGCGGGTAGCTTGTGCAGGGTCAAAACCAAATGAGTTGCCTGAACCGCCAAGTGTTAAAGCTGGGCGTGCTCCAACGTCTGGTATATACTCGCCTGTCTGTGGGTCGTAAGGCATAAAATTAGAGGGAAGAAACTGCGTAAACGCTACCTGTGGTAGAGCCGTAGGAATAGAGGGAAACAACCATTGCTTGTCCCGATGTTAGGGAAGCGGGGAAACTACCACCAGCAGAGGTCCAAGCTGGCCAGCTAGTCGTAATGGTTCCACCTGTGTTGTTCTTTAGGGCCACAATGTTTATTTGGCCGCTATCAATGCTGGAAAGCGCAAACGTGCTATTACCGCTCAGTTCGATTCTGGCGTTACTTGCAGCCGCAAGATTGAGGGTGATGGTTCCGCTTGTGGCATAGCCAAATTCAGGAACCAAATCAAGCAGCGTAATGTTGGCGATGCTGGCAATGACATTACCCGTAATTGGGCCTGTAAAGTTTCCGGCAATAGCTCCCGTTCCTGTGATAGTTGGTGAGGTTAACGTCTTGTTTGTTAACGTCTGGCTTGCCGTTAGTTGAACAATGTCGGAATTGGTAATAGTCGCAATCTTGGTGGCCGTTGCTGCGTTACCCGTAGTGCTGCCAGATGAACCACTAACGTTGCCGGTAACATTACCTGTTACAGCTCCAGTAAGGGGGCCGGAAAACGCTGTGGCAGACACCGTTCCGCCGCTTGTCCAGCTAGGACCACCCGTGCTTAGTTTGGCTGGGGTAATACCAGCATCCTTAACAATGATAGCCCCACCCGAAAGCTGGGTAGTCGTGCCGTCAACCGCACCCGATACAAACGTAGCTGCATCAACCAAGTTATTGAGGTTGGTTGCACTAACTTGCGTGTCGGCAACAATCGTTGCTCCTTTGGATAGAATTGCCATGTTATGAGGCTTGTGTTAACGCTCTGAAGGTGGGTGATGCTGTGAGCTTTACTAAGCGCAACTTGGGTCGTCCAGCAGTCGGAGTATATCTAAGTTGCATTCCGTAAGCCCGAATGTTGCCGATTCTACCACGCAGAGATGCGTCTTCACCTACCGCTAAGACTTCACCAAGGATGCCAGATACGGTGCCAAGCTCAAATTCACTATCCAAATTCTCAGACACACCCTCAATGAGAGCGTCGGAGTTGTTGCTTTCGCTGGATTCCGTGTGAATTTCAAAGCTGTTGAACTTCTTGCGTTCTGGGCTTTGGAATGTAAACTCACGGGTTAACGCTTCCGATTCAACGTGGAAGAATTTGGATGGGAGGCCGGGGAACGTGTAGATGTTATCTACGTCATCAACGCGGGACTCCACCTCATTGATGCCGCCAAATCGGTTGATGGCAAAGAGTCTATTAACGCCACCAGCACTAGAGGTAATGAAGTTGGCCACGTCCCAGCCCTCCTGTTCAATCAAATCAATGCTTTCCCAACCTTGGTTGAGCAAGTTGTAAACCAATATGGCGTTGTTGTAGATGGATGCGTTTAACGGGATGGCAATGTAGTAGCGATTGTTGTGATAGATGGCTACCGACTTGTCGGCATACTCCTTGTTAATTTGGCGAATGATGGGGTCAATTGGGTCAGACAAGGGTAGTCCTGCTCCGCGAAGATTATAGAGGTCGCCGAAGGCTGTTGCGTAAACACCGTTGTCTGAAAGGAAGAAAATTTGATTGGCAATGGTTACAACGGAACGACGAGCCACAAGCCCAGCTTCGCGTGTAATTTCTTTGAGTGTAATGTCCGTCAGGCTACCCGATAGCCCGCTAAGAAGATGAATGCTATTGCGATTGAGAACCACAGCATTGTCGTCAGTAAATGGGTGGACATACTGCAAATAGTCAGCAATGCCAGCCGTAACCTTGAACTGATTCTGGATGTGGTCATAGGTGTCTGAATCAAAAATGTCGGAGAATATCAACTCATCCCTTACGTTGCGGCTAGTAATTGTTTCACTGCCAGATGTTCCAGTAGAGGTGTAGTAGTAGGGTGCAATGATACGACGTTGATGATAGACTCCCCACGGGGGCGCGGGCATATGAACAAATCCAAGTCCTTGTGACTGAGCTACGGAATAAATTACCTTGTGACTTGCGTGATCTGCAACTTGGGCAAAGAAGGTGAATGTATTGGCATTAGGAACAGACGCAATGGTGTAACCAACTCCGTTTTCCACTAAAGTGGTTGTGCTATTATCCACCACAAAAATCTGTCTTCCAACAGAAAGACCATGAGCCGTCTCACTTACAGTCACAACACCATCTGCAATGCTTGTGTTGTTATTAGCATTGTAATACGTTGTGTTGGCATAGGTGCCATTTGCCACCTTAACAAAGGCTGGGCTACCAGTAACAACGCCGTTCCAAGATAGGGCCGTAAGTCCATCTCGGAAGATGAACACCTTGTTAAACGCCTGAATCATCTCAACATCGTCTGTTATGGTGATGCCAGATGGATAGGCAATGTCAGTTGTAGCTGCTGTTGAGCAATTAACCGCAATGGCTTTAGAATTGAGGGCCAAAATAAAGTATTCGTCGTTGTCATCCGAGGGGTCGGAGAACAAGCAAGAGCCGTAGGCATTGTTGATGTTGCTGCTCAGAAGAGGAGCCCCGGCAAAGTTGTCGAAGTCAATTGAATAGGTTTCGCTACCCGTAGCACCCGTAATGGTGAATGTAAATGTTGTTGAGCCTGTAACGGTAATTGTGCGATTGCCGTTGGGGTTAACTGTTCCCGTAAGCCCAGCGATACCCACTTGCGTGCCTGTAATAAACCCATGTGCAAGAAGGGTTGTAATCGTAACCGTCGTTGTGCTGCGAGTTGCGCTACTAATTGTTTGATTGGTCCAGACGTAGAACGGAACAATCAACGCTTCGCCGCTATTACCAAGCTGAGGCCCAAAAGCATTAGACCCTTTTCGGGGTTGCCAAGCACCGTCAATGTCCATGCGTCCATTGATGGACACAGCCAGCTCGCCAGACTTTAATTGATCGGGGCGCAATCGGGCATTGATTCGTGAGAATCCAATGTCCACCTCATCATTGAACTGACTGTCTTTTTCGCCAAAAGTGTTATAACGAGCCATTGGCCTATCATACCCTACTGTGCCTTAGCACAATTAGGAACAGGACTTACGTTTGCCGTAGGCTGCTTTGCCAAAACCCTCGTAGTCCTTCTTCTTGTTCTCTTTCTTTTCGTGCTTAATCATCTGCTTGCGTGACTTGTAGTTTTCGTTTTTCATAAAAAGATATTAGCACGACCATGCTTTTCGGCTCCAGTAGTTGGCCGATAGTTTGTTAGATGTGCCCTTGATGCCGCCGGAACGGGCACAATAGGAGGCTTTCCGGCTAGGAACGCTCTTCTTGATGGACATATTGGCATCCCCAAAGCGTATCACCTTGGACTTCCCATTAGCACAGGCGCGGACTACAGACTTCTTGCCGCCGCTAATGTCTCGCCTAGGGCTGTTACAGGGTAGATTGCGTGGGTTCATGGGTCAAATGGCCTTAAATCGCAAGGAAACAGGGTTCTAGGGCCTATTGGCTTCCTTCTTCTTACGGCGTTTCGGCTTAATTATAACAGAAGGAGCCTTTTTAGCCCCAATCCACGGAGCGACGGCAAAGACCATTCCAAGCCCGGCCGCGACGCTCGCGAACCGTTCAAACGTGAGAAGCGCCCGGTCTGCGGCCTCCTTGTGCGTGCGCGAAATCGTCAGCTCCTCATGCAGCGCCTTGTTGATCAGCGCCGTCATCGGCTCGATGACCGCGTAAAGTTCGGCGGTCATGGCCGGCGAGTTGAGCGTTTCAATTTGCCCGGCGTCGCAGGCTGAACGCGCTTTCTTGAGGTAGGCTGCAACGAGTTTGTGCTGCGCCACGAGTTCCACCGGGTTGCCAAATTCCGCGAGCAATCGCTCCGCCTCGGCTTGGAGCTTCGCCAGCGAGTCGCAAAACTCTTTGGCGTTGATCAGTCCCTTGCTTGCCTTTGCCTGACCGTCCACGATAGCCAGCCCGTAAATATCGAAAAGCGGACTGAGCACGTTGCTCGTCATCGCAAATTCTTTGTCGCTCGCCGCGATGTGCTCCGAGACCGATTTCACGGTGACCACTCCGACGCCTGCGAAACAAACGACGACCGCGGCGAGCGCAGCGGTGATGACCTTCGGGCTCATTTCTTCAGGAACCTGCCCGGATTCTTGGAATACTTTTTTGCGAGCGTCGTGATGCCGTCGATAATCTCCGGCGCGAGCAGACCGGCGACGCCGTAGGTGACCGCCTTCACAAGTGAGCTGACCTCGATCTGCTCAACGATAAACCATG